CGCCTTTACAAGCGACTGACCAGTTGTTCCTCCAGCAGCGACACCCTGACCTGGGGTTCCAGCGGAGCCAAGGTTTATCGTACCGTTAATGACTCTCTGAGCTGGCGCAGTAATACTAATCGTATTTACCTGCGGGGCCGAGATTGATATAGTACTGGCCTGAGTAGATGATACGATTATGGAACTCATTATATTGTTACATCTTCTACTATGGTGAACAAACCATGGAGCCAAGTTCTAACAGCGGTGCCGTCATTTGTCTGAAGATCGTACACGTATGTACCTGAGCTCCAAAGCGCAGCGTGAGCAGCGGTAATGTCAATCTTGAGCTCCTCCCCGTCTACAGTAAAGTTGGATGCGGTAGTTGCGTAAGTAGTAGTCCCGTTAGTTGGACCTCCTGTACCAGTATCAGAATCTCTGATCTCCATCTCCCACTCATTGGCAGGATAGTCATCGGTGAGAGTCTCGTTGAAGTCTATAGTGAGGCTAAACGTATCACCCTTTCTACAGGTGATGTCAAGTCTTGATGATCTATCTAGATTAACTGCTGCCATAATTATTGTTGTCCTAGAATGTTGTCTATTGCTTTGTCTATATCTGGGGTCTCTCCTTCCTTAGGAGCCCCCTTGAGTTCTCCCCTGGCGCCCTGACGCTGAGAGATAAGCTTGCTCTGCTGGACGGCTTGCTTCTTGATTCTATCGTCTTTACGATCCTCCTTAAGCACCTCCAGCTTTTCTCTAAACTCCTGCTCCTCAGTTCTAAATCCGAGAGTAGCCTGAGCTCTAATAAGTTCGATCTCTCTTCTAAGCTGGTGCAACGCTGTGGCTGTATGAACTTCATACTCAGCCTTCAGCTTTATCTCTGCTGCCTTGAGCTGCGCCTCCAGCTGCATCTCTTGCTGCCTTCCCTGTGAGGCGGCTTGCGCAGCTTGAGCTTGGGCCTGAGCCTGCATCTGAGAGTTCTGCTGAGCCATCTGCTGATTGGATTGCAAACGCTTCTTGCGTCTAACCACGAGAAGTCTTTCAGCTTGATTTACGTCCTTGAGGTTTCTGATTGCAATGGCGTCTTCAAGGTCCAACTCCTTCTGAGACAAAGCCATCTGGATATTCTGCTCAAGAAGCATCTTCTCGCTCTCCTCCATATTCTTAACTACCTGGACGCCGAAGTTGTACAGCATAAGGTTTTTGAAAGAAGAGAGAACCTTCATGTTCTCTTCCCCTATGGCATTTTCATAGATGTGATACAAGACAGACTCGGGGTGTATCACCTGAAGGCACTTGACAATGTCAGAGCAAACCTTCTTGAACAAAACCATAGAGGCATTCGTGATGTCGTAGATAGCGTTGTTGCCTGCAGCAATAGCTTGTTCGCGAACACCGACCAAAGCATCACCCTTAGGTGAGCTAGCATCCATAGCTTCGTTAATACCCGTAGTGTCTCTTATCAGCCTCAGGTAGTGATTGTAAAGTCCAATCAACTCGTTGATATTCCTGATGCTATTTCCGATTTCTCTAATCGGTGGATTCTGGAATCCTCCGTCTGGGTTTTTACTTCTGTAGTAGAAGACACCTGTCTGCTCGTAGATATCGTGAAGTTCAAGCGGCTGAAGCTCACCACCCTTACCTACCTGAACGTTCTCCAGGCCTTCAATGTCGATGATCAATCCATCTGGCTTAGCCTTGGCTACGGCCTGTTGGATTTTGAGGTGCGTCAGTTGAAGCTGATCGGCAAAACCAACACAGCTATCAACCAACGACTTTGGCATCATATTCTGAAGATTAGTAGCAACAACAGAGTATGACATGTTCACACGCGAGAGATCGTGGATGTTTTTAGGCATATTAGTCTTCATGCCGTAATCAAACAAGTAGTCATCACATCCCATGATGTAGCAACCACCATATACCGTAGCGTTCTCAACCTTCTTTACTTCTCTCTCAAAAATAGAGTTCTTTGGCTTCTTGTATGAGCTGCCCTTGTAGTAAAGATTCTTATTCCCGTACTTATTCTCTTTGTCCTCGAAGTACATCGTGTCTACAGAGATGAACTCAAAACTGAGAACATCAACCATAAACTCGTCGTACCCGTAAACATTTTTGTTTGAGTACTGATCGTAAGAACTTTGAGTGATTTTTGAGGAATCGTAGCCATACTTCTTAGAAGCCTTACCAGCGATCTTTTCGTAATCTTCGTCAGTAAACTGATCACCAGCTCTGCGCTTAAGCTCCTGAATAGAGATTCGCTCTATGTGCCCAGCGTATACGATATCCCCAAAGTTGGGGTCTTCTGTGTAGCTATGAATAAAGTTTGCTGGATCGACGTAGTCTGTACGAATCCCCTGAGAAGGATCGTTGCTTCTTTTAATCACAGACATACCAAGAGTGGCTATGTCGTTGACGCAGCGCCTATAAACAGAGTCAGCAAAATCATTCCACTTAAGGGTCATGTTGGTAGCAACCTGAGCGGCAACCTCTCCAGAAGTCTTAAGGTTAGTGTCAATAAAAATCTCTGCCTCCTCTAGTGTGTCTGGAGTATCCTTCGTCCCCATGTCTTTGCCGAGCATCTGTTCGATCTGCTTCAGACCTGGCTTACTTTGAACCTTCATCTCAACCTTGCGTCTTTCTCTGTCTTTTTCTGCAGAAGAAAGAGGGTCTACAGCTTCAAGGTTAGGATATGGCTCGCGAGAGAGTATCTTGTTGACTACAATTCTGACGAACTTAGGAAGGATAGGGACTGGGGTGAAGTCCAAGTTCAGCATGCTTCCATCCGAGTTGCTCGGATCAAGGCTGTTCAAAAGTTGCTTATATATAGACGTATCCTGAGTTCCGTTAGCGTAGGCTCGGTTCCTGTCAAATACCCTACGTCTCTTTCTGTAGAGTGAGTTGCTTTCCTCGATCTTACCCCACTGATCTTGGATAGCTTTAGCGTATCTCAGCCCGTATTCCTTCTCCTCCTTTTTCTCACGAGGGAGTAGGGGGTCAGGAAAGCCGCTACGCTTTTTTCCTTGGTTATCGTACATCTATAGTATCTCTGCAGTTATACTTCCATGCAAATATAGTAAATTCAAGAGTGCCAGGATTTTGCCTTGTACCTTCTAAAGAATTTCTTTTCGTCGAAGTTAGTCTTCTTCTTTTCTTTCTTAAACTTTTGAGCAGCCAAAAGAGCGAGACCAGAACTGATTGTCAAGTCAAACTTTGTCCGATCTGATATCTTGTACCCAATCCAATCCTCTAGCGTTCTGTCAAAATACATCTTACCGAACTCATCCGTCTCTGGGTTGATACCCACATGGCTATGTATGTATGCTTCGATTGCCTGAGCATGAGCGTGGATGACATCCTGAGAGTTAGAAGGTATACCCTTGGTTCTAACTTTAGTGGTAGAGTTTGGAGCCTTAAGGTGCTCGGGCCTATCCATTAGATAGCCATCGTAACCTCTTGACTCAAAGTACCTTACGATACCGTACTTATTGTTTTCTACGAGCAAAGGGTACCCATAAAAGAAAGCAGCCATAAGCACGTCTTCATAGAAGATCTTAGCTAGGTCTGGACGTGAAGCATACTCCACCACAAACATATTAGACGGGTGGTTCATACTAAATTTGTTATACAGGTGCAGAGCTCCTTTCGAACCTCTGCCGTCGAGCACAGCGTCGAGATCATAGGAGTCAACACCGCCGCAACCCAGGTCGCTGTTAGGCGCAACCTTCTTGCCTCTGTCTGTAGCGGTCTTGTTTCTTAGCTCTTTAGGCGGCATCCAGGAGATCCTGAATCTTCCGTTTGGATCTGGAGAGAACACTACTTCCTTGTCCATCTCCTTCCACATGAAGTTGCCCCTAACCACGGGATTGGGGTACATGTCTTGGTTGAATTCTATCTGCTGATAGATCTTACCGATGTTGAAGATGCTGCCCTCTACACTATCTCTAAATGCTTCGTCTTCGGTAAAGGGGAACTGCCTAACAACCTCATTGAGCTCAGAGGCATCAGACTTAAGAGACTGACGCTCATTCTTTAGGTATGTCTTCGACCCTTGCTCAATAAGATCACCGTCAATACCGTCCACAGAACTGCCAGGATCATCAACGACTGGCTGTCCGTATTTGTCAAAAAAT